TTTTATGAATGGAATTTCAGGTTATGTATTTAAAAATGACGTACAAACTTTATAAATAAAAACAATATGAAAAAGAATTGGTTATTAATAGGCGGCGTTGCTGCTGCAGCCTGGTATTTTTTTTTAAGAAATAAAAAAATACCAGGAACAACAACAACAACGGTACCAAAAGCGCCAGCAACAACAAATGTTCCTATAAAAGAAACAGTTGTAGTAGTTCCTCAAGCTAGTAAAAGTTATGTTTATCCTTTAGGACGTGGAAAAGACGGATCTACTTTTGTTTTGAATGAGGGAGATTATGTTGGAAATGGTAGTGAATCTGCTGTTTTATATAACGGTCAGCTTCGTCCATTTACAGCGGCTTGGGCTAATGTTTACGCCGTTGGTACTTGGGATAGAACAAAAATTTTAGATCAAGTAGTTTATTCTAGTATTCCTCGTGGTGCTGTTTTAGACTTATAAAAAATGACAAATGAAAACAAACAATATCGTGTTATTAGGATTGATTGGTGTAGCTATATATTTTATTTATAAAAATAAAAGTAAAATATATCCTACAGCGCCAAATCCAGGAGATAAAAATTCTATGCCTCAAGGTATAATTCCTTCAAATGATACAGGAGTACCTAAAAATATAAATACAAATACAGGCGTTGGAATTGAGCAAACTTTAGACGCCGCAGGCAAGCCTATTGAGGTAGCTTACGGAGTAAGATATGCAATTAAAGGAATACCAAATATTATATAATTATGCAAGATATTAAAGTAACAGCGCTAAATTATGAAGTTGACTTTTATACAGTTGACGTAAGCCAATACGTTGGAGGTTATCCTTATAATGGATTAACTTTTATTAATTATGGTACCAGTACTGTAAAAATTGAAAATATTACTTTACAACCTAATCAGCAATTTGAAATTAATGGAAACGTGGGCGAATATACAAGCCAGCGTTTCTTTGTAAATTTTGGATCATCAACAACAGGAAACAACGTTGTTGTGGTTCGTAAAAGATATTTGAATATATAAATATGAGAGTACACTACGAAATATTGAATCAAAAGGGAACTCCTGCTTTTTATAGCGATACATATACTAATCGTCCTACATACGGTTTTGCAGGCCGAGTATTTATTAGTACTGATACAGGACAAATATTTGAGGATACTGGTTCAGCCTGGTCTTTAATTGCCGACGCAGGCGTTGGTGGTGGAACTTTAGCAAGTGTAACAGCAAACGGTAATTCTACTGCTACAGGCATAGTAATTACTGCAAATGGTTTATCTAGTAATTCAATTACTAATACTGGAAATACCTTAGGATCAGTTTTATTTGCAGGAACCGGAGGTTTAGAAAGTCAAAGTAACGCAACATTTTTTTGGGATAATACCAATAAAAGATTAGGAATAGGTAATGCCAGTCCAGGAGCGCCTTTAGATATTCACGGAACAGGTACACAATTACAATTAAATGGTACCGGTTCAAGTAATAGTTATATTCAATTTCAAAATGCAGGTGTAAGCAAATGGAGAATAGGCAATACTTATTCTGCCGGTGCCAATAGTTATGGTATATATAATAATGGTTTAAGTAGTCTTGCATTAACTATTAATAGTACAAATAATGGGATTATTACAACAGGATATTTAAATATTGAAAATGGTTTAGGTACTAATCAAATATATTTAACTAAAAGTTCCGGTGATGTTTATGGAACAATACAAACGGAAGCAGGTGGAAATAAATTTTCATTAGGAAATGTAAGCAATATAGGAACATTAGGTACTCCAAATATTACTTGGACGTCCGGTTCGCAAGTAGGTATAAATAATTCAAGTCCTAGTTATGAATTAGACGTAACAGGTACTTTTAGAACTACCGGTAGAAGTTTACTAACCGGTAATGTTGGAATTGGTGCAGCTACAACTTCTACTACATTATACGTTTATTCATCAACCAATACCGTTGAATTAAGATTAGAAAGAGGTGGTGCTGGTGATGTTGGTGCAAGATGGAAACGTAACGGTTCTGATATAGGATATATAAGTAATGCTGATTGGATTCTGCCATCTACGTCGTCCACTGATTTTGCAGTAAACGCAGTTAATAATTTATTATTTGGAACTTTTTCTAACGAAAGAATGCGTATTGTAAATAATGGTAATATTTGTATGGCAACTACTACTGATTTTGGTTACAAATTAAACTTAAACGGACAACCAGGCTGTAATGGATATACCGCTTGGACAAATTGGAGTGATATTAGATTAAAAGAAAATGTTACAAATTTTGATTCAACAAATGTTTTAGAAAGAATTAGTAAAATAAGGCCTGTTACATATAATTACAACGAATTGTCGGGATTTGATGAAGAAACTAGGAATAGACGCATTAGCGGATTTATAGCACAGGAATTAAAAGAGGTGTTCCCGGATATGGTAGGAACTATAAAAAAAGATAATATTGAATATTACGACACTAATTTATCTAATTTAGATTTATATTTAGTAAAAGCTATTCAAGAAATATACGAAAAATTATTAAAAAATAATATTAATTAAAATGAAACAAATACAACCTGTTGGAATATGGTATAATGGAACAATAATTCAAGCTACAATATTTAATTTAACAAGTGTTAATGATAATTTAAGTAGTGAATGTACTTTTTTATATCAATTATATAGTGCCGATAATATACAATTAATTAACGGAAATATAACTATGACAGGGTTTGATTATGAAGCCTATTCAACAAGTCCGGATTCAAATAGTTACGCTTACCAATGGGGAGCAACACAATTAAATTTAACCTTAGTTTAATCAAAACAAAACATATATGGAAAACCAAAAAGCCTTAGAAATTATCAAAGCATTAATTGATGAATCAATTAAAAAGGGAGTTATGGCAAATATTGATACAGCCGTTCAAGTTGCCGAAGCCTTTAACACTATTGCAAAGAAAGTATTAGAAAAAGAGAATGAACAATAACCAATTAGATCATACAAGTATATCAGGCGCAATATTAAGCGTAGGAACTTACATATTAAGTATTAATCAAATTAATATTATTGCAGGTACTTTGTTTATGCTTCTAAGTGGCGTAGCTTCTATAACTACTATTGTTTACAATATTAAAAAAATTAAAAAAGACAAAGAATGAAAGACGTAAAAACTACAATATTTGGTTTAATTGCTGCTATAAGTGGCTATTTTGCAACTGCTGGTACTGGTAAAGTACAAATTATTGCACAAGCAATAGCTGGTATTAGTACCTTTTTATTAGGTGGTGCGGCAGCTGATTCTAAAAAAAATAGATGAATGAATATAGATAAATTAATATATAATACGGCTATACAGCAAGGATTTAATTCTATGGCTGCTAAATTAATAGCTGCTCAAGCTAGATTTGAAAGTGCTGATTATACTTCTAGTGTATTTAAATTAAATAACAATACCAGTGGTATAAAGTTTATTGGGCAACCTAATGCTGTTAGAGGTACTCTTTCTCCAGAAGGTGATTATTACGCACATTTTAATACTATACAAGATTCTATTAACGATAAAATAGTTAGGCTATATAATATTACTATGAGGGGTGTTACTCCTAAACAATTAAAAGATACAACTAATGCTACTGAATTTGCTAATTTATTAAAGCAAAGGGGATATTATGGAGGTTTAGCTTCACAATATGCTGCTGGATTAAAAGCAAAACTTTTAAAAATAAATGTATTAGAAACTATAAAAGATAATTCTGGATTGATTATTTTAATTAGTGTAATTATTTATTTTTATATAAAGAAATAACATTAATGACGGCTTAACAAAGCGTAGATTGGCTGAAAAGCGACTATTTTTAAGTTAAATAGATTTGCATAGGTTTAATAAAGGTAAGTTGAATCCATCAAAGCCCTGTTTCTACAGGGCTTTCTTATTTGGCGTATATCCTCTTATAATAGGCGTTTGTTTCCTTATAGTATAAATTACAGTAGTGAGCGCCAATTTCCCCTAAAAAACGCATAAAACTGCCCAAATTTGAGATATTTCGGTATTTCCTTACCTTATTGCCATTGTCAAAAAAAACAATAGCTGTATAGAGTATTTTAGCCATATTATAATTTTTTAGGTTTTATTACAAAAAACTTAGTACCTAGATAGTCCAGGCTAATTATTTTACGAGTTATAAGTAGTTTACTTATTGCTCTTAAAACTGTAATCCTTTTATACTTAGTTACTTCCATTAAGTCCGGTAAACAGGCTCCCTTTCGTTCCTGGATAATAAAATAAATTTTTTGTGTGTAATCCATAATTTGCTATATTTGTTATGAAAAAAGTTGCCGTAATTGGTATTGAATGTTAGTAAATATATTCAATTAGGCCTCCTCTAAAAAAGGAGGCCTTTCTTATTTAATTTACTAACCAATCAATATGACATTTAGCACTAATTAATGTTTTATGCGTAGTATTATCAATACTTACTACATATTGTCCTGCTATTTCAAATATCCAATAGCCTAAATAATAAATTTTTTTCATATTCATAATTAACGATTTATAAGTTTATAAAATATTGTTTTTGATAGTTCCCAAATAAGAATAGTAATTATAATTTTCATTTTTTTTTAATTAATTTATAATTTGATAAAATATGCTCAATGATAACAGATATAACAACTATAAGCGCAAATATTACAGCGCATAGAAACCTAAAAGATAATTCAATAAAAGCTATTATTTTTTTCATAAAGGTTAAAAAAGTTAACGAGTTTTATATTTATTATTGTGGTCTTTTATAATCATTGCTTTGTTAATCCATATTTTGACTAAATTTTTAGCGTAAATATTGCTTTCCGCTGTTCTTTCTTTTATTTCGTCAATCATTTCACTATAAAGCAAAGGAATAACCAAGACTATATTACATATTCTTTTTAATTCCATATCATTAAGGTCGCTAGCTTTACCAGTCTTTTTTTGTACGCTTTCATTTTCTACTTGCTGTAAGTTTCCGTTAAAATTCATTAACGTAATAGGTTCAAAATCAGCGTCCGACCTCATAAAACGAGAACTCATAACAAATGTATTATTTTCCTTTACTTTTTTTATGTCAAATGTGCTTTGTGCGAACCTATCCGAATGACTGCCAATAACTCCTGTAGTGTGATCGTTTGACTTATTAAAGTGCAAAACAGTAACTATCAAAAGGTCATATACTTTTGTAATTTTCATAAGCCATTTAGTAAGCAAACTGCTTTCGGTTTCATCATTATAATTTGTTATAATAGAAAGTAATCCGTCTATAACCAATATTGAGCAATCAGGATTCAATTCAAGATATTTTTCTATCATTTTACGAATAATTATTGCACTATCCTCTCTTACCTGGTAACTATCAAATGAACTTGGCATATTTGACAAATCAGCAAATTTTTTTATACTTTCAATACGTTTATAATAGTCATAATCGCTACTTTCAGTATCAAATAGACATAACTTTTTTCTATTTTCCTGAAAAGTTAATTTCATAGTAAATATATCATACGGAACAAATGCCGACGCTATACACGCATTGAGAAACGAACTTTTCCCTGCTTTTGGCAATCCTCCAAACACAAGATACGAAGAACTTACACCGGCCACTTTATTACCAATGGTTAGTTGTATATTTTCGGAATTGGGTTTATATTCAGGTTTATATTTTCTAAGTTCTAATAATTCTTCAATGGATTGTGAATTGTTAGTATTATCCATTTACCAATTTTGCAAGTAGGCTGTTATCAAAAAAGCAAATATTAAAATTATAATTGCTTCAGTATTATATTGTGAATTTTTTTTCATTTTCAGTAGGTTTAGTTAAATTATCTAATTGTTCAAGTAATTCATTGGCGTCGGATATTGCCATATTGCAAATAGTCAAAGGCAAAATATTGCTATTAACCGAGTTTTGCAAATGCACCTTGTAAATTTCTAAAACAAAGTGTTCAAGTTTTGACATACCAGGAACCGGAACAACTAATTGATTAAATTTATCCTGGATAGGTAAACAAGGGAAAGCGGGTTGATTTGCGTTTTTGTTCATTTTAATCAATTTTAAGTTTAAAATTTAATGTTTCAATATCGTTTACATTGTGGTTTATACTATCCGCAATTAATAAACGTACTTCCTCAACTAAATTGTAAGGGAAATCAAACTGATCAATAATAACAAATTCCTGTTTCAAATTGTCTTTAGCCTCAAAAACAATTCTAAGGTTTTTCCATTCCGATAATTTCAATAAATTTTCTAAACGATAATTGCGCTGTTGTATGCGCTGAATTTCAAGCAAAATATGCTCTTGCATAGTGTTTTCCATAAAAAGTATTTTTTGTTAGTAATAACCAAATTTAGGGAAAATTTGGAAATTCCTAATTTTTTTTTCTTTTTATGTAAATAAAGGTGAAAAAAGTTAAAAAACTAATCGTTTTTAAAGCATAGTAGAATATATATTTGACTGCCTGCAGCAGTGCAAATATATATTTATTCTGCGAATATAGGACTATATATGCTGTAAATTTTTCCACATACTTATAAAATTGACATTTTGTTAACATTTTATAAAAAAATTGGTTAATTGACGTTTAATGTCTAATTTAGTGCCTTAACTGTTGTTATGAATAAAAACGCTTGGATAATACCAGTAGGAATATTGGGTTTTATAGCTTACAAAAAATTTTTATTATCACAAAGCATTAGCGTATTTTTTAAGGGATTGGAATTTGGCAATATGAGTTTTTTAAGTCCTACAGTTAATTTACAAGTTCAAGTAAATAATCCTACAACTACAACAAGCGAAATACAAAATATTAAAGGGGATTTATTTATTGACGGCGCAAATGTTGGAACTGTTTACGGAATAACTCCTATAACAATTAAAAACGGCGCTAACTTAATTAATATACCAGTTACAATAAGTTATACCGGTATAGGAGAATTAATACAAAAATTTAATAAAAAAGGATTTCAATTAAATTTTACTGGACGAATGATTGTTGACTATATTCCTATTCCTTTAAACTTTGATTATACTATTTAATGATAAGTAAAAATATTATATTAGGAATCCTTCCCCCATTTCAAAATAAACAAAATGTTATTTTGGAAAATCAAAATGTTAGCGATATCATTACTGGTATTTTAAACACGCATAAAAAATATGCAAAGGATTATGATAAAATATATGAATATTTTATAGGAGAAAATTTAGAACAAACAGGACGTAATATATTTGATTTCTTAAAAACAAATGTTCCATATTTTATTGAAAGCAATGAATTTCAATATCTTAAGTCTCCTGCTAGTATCATCAGTACGAAAGGAGACTGTAAAAGTTTTGCATTATTTGCCTGCGGTTGCCTCCAGGCGTTTGCCAGGAATCAAAATCCTGATTTAGAAGTATATTATCGTTTTGCAAGTTATGATCCATTTAATAAAACTCCTGAACACGTTTATTGCGTAGTAAAAGAATACGGACAAGAATTTTGGATTGATCCTGTCCTGGATAGATTTAATCAAAGAAAAGAACCATATTTTTATAAAGACAAAAAATTAAATACAATGGCATTAGTAGGATTAAGCGGCATAGATAACGCAAATGAACAAATGGGTTATCAGGATAACACAAATGAACAAGTTGGTAGTATTGACTGGGGTAATATAATTACTACAGCTTTCAAATCTGCTCCTTCAATAATAACAGCTTCAAAAGGTGGCGGAGGTGGAACAATACCAGGTAATTTTAATCCTTCCCCATTACCAGGAAAACCTAGTACTGGAATAAGTACAAATACTATGTTATTAATTGGCGCCGGTGCTATAGCTTTAATATTTTTATTAAAAAAATAAGTGATTAGTAATTGCACATATAACAATAACTTAAAGTATCAGCCAAATACGATTGGATTTGGAGAATTGACTGCTGCAACTGGTGGAGCAGCATTTCCTTATACTGTTATTGCTGACGTTGTAATTTCAGCTATACCTTTTATTATTTCTGCAATTAATAGAGGCAAACCTAATCCGAATGATTGGCAAGGTTGGGACGCCTTAGATAGTAAAAAAGGTTATCCAATTGGAACTAATGCAATTTCCTGGATAATAAACGACGGTCAAAGTATATCAAATGAAGCATTAAACATATTACAATATATACAAAATTATGGATATGATAATGTTTTAACTTATAATAGCTATTATCAAAGAACTATAACGGCTCAAGATTTAGCTAATAAGTTGAAAAGAGGAGGTTTTGTTAATGAAGCAAATAAATTATTGACGCCACCAACAGAAACGGATAGTATAAATAACGTTTTTACAAATTTAACATCAGGTCAAGGATCAAATATAAAATACGTTTTATACGGTGGAATTGGCTTATTAGTAGTATATTTATTAAGCAAAAAATAAAAAAATGACTCAAGCACAAAAAACAGCAAAAGCAAAATTTAAGCAAGCTATTGCATATAGAACTAAAACTGGGGTTTCATTAAAAGAAGCCTTTGCGCATATTTACGGAAAAAAGAAAGTATCTAAAAAAGTAGTTCGTAAAAAAGCAGCTAAGAAAAGAATAGCAGGCCCTAAAGATAGTTCTGCTGTTAAAAGAGAATTAGCCAGGAAAGGTTTAAAAATGCCGCACGGTTATACAACTACAAAGAGAAAACGCAAAATTGGTAGTGTAAAAAAGAAAAAAATTACTGAAAAAGGTATTTTAAATAAAATTCATATTGTTAAGCGTAATGTTGATAAATTAGATGAAGCTCAACATAAACATATGATTGGTGCAACTAAATTTTATTTAGATCATAATAAAAAAATAGTAGGTGATTTAAATAGTGCTATTGAAAGAGTACATAAATTAAAAAAAATAGTCTTAGATGAAAAATATATGGTAAAAAATGCAAAAAAATTAAATTTATTACCTTATGAAATTACTATGTCAAAAAATTTTATTAATCAAAATGTTAAATTGATTAAAGAATTAGAAACACATATTAAAGAATTAAAAAAACATATTAAATAAAAATTTTCACAATAAACAATTAAAAAAAAACAAAATGGCAAGAAGAAAATCTCACGCTAAAAAACGCCACCACGTTAAACGTCGTCGTAGTCACTCTATGCACGGTGTTGGTGGACAATTAATGAGTTCTGCTTATGTAATAGGTGGAGCTGTTATTGCTCAATTAGTAGGTAAAGCTGTAAGTACTGCAATGGCTTCAAGTACTATGTCTGCAACAACAAAAGGATTAATTAACGGTGCTGTGCCTGTAGTAGCAGGTATTTTCACTCCTAAATTCATCAAGGGCGACGTTGGCGCTAAATTAGGCGCTGGAATGATTGCTGTAGGTGGTTTAAAATTAGTTCAAGCAACCGGAGTTATTAGTGGCATTGGTGCAATGAGTAATCCTTATTACAACAGGGCTGTAAAAAACATTGCAGGTTATCAAGGTGCTTCTCAAGGTACATATATTGCCGGAGTTGGTACTGATAAAATGACTGCAACTGCAATCTTAGAACAAAACTAATATCAACTTTTTTCACATTTAGTAAAAAATAAAATAAAATAAAAATGGCAACACAAGTAGGAAATAGAATGTTATTTGACAATTCAAAAACATTAATTAACCAATTAGGCTACGACGCAAGCCACGCAGTATTAACTCCGTCTTATTTAAGAAGTGAAGTTTTATTGTCAACATCAGCAGCGTCATATCACGTTCCAGTATTAGTTAACGATAACGTTAATGGAACCCCCCTGACTAGAGAACGTCGCTTGAATCTCCAGGACTTTTTTGTTTGTGGAAGTATTCAAATTTTGTTAACCTCAGGTTCTGCAGGTTCTAGCAAATCTTATACTTATCCAAACTTAACGGCGTTTGCTACAGGTGCCGCACAACTTTGGAATTTGTATTCAGGTTATTTAAACATTCAAGTAAATAACCAAAACGTTTTACCGGCTTGGGACGTTTTACAATGTTATGATGCTCCTCAAACTCAACAAAATACAAACTTTAACGTTGCTTCAGTAACTTCTCCTGCTCAATATTCTATTGATCAATTTAGTGCTGATTCTTTCGCTAATCAAGTATTTGAACCAAATTTAGTATTGAACGGTGCAAGCAATATCAATGCTAGCATTATTTTGCCTGCTGCTCCTTCTGCATTAGATTCTAATACATACGTTTCTATTATTTGGAGAGGTATATTAGCACAAAACGTGTCAAGCGTAAAATAATACTTTTGCGAAGTTTAAACGCTGACCGCCGACCGTCGGTTAATACGGTCTATTTTAAAATTTTTTAAACGCAATTATTATGATTCGTATAGATAGATTTGAAGCTGTTGAAATTCCTGTACCTAGTGGCAGTACTTTAACACGTTTCTATTTCCCGGATTTACCAAATTTGCGTAATGCTAAAGTAAATAATATACAAATTTATACAGCGGGATCAATTACAGCAACTCCTTTAACTGGAAGTACGCCTGTAACTACTGCTGATATGAAAAAGTCTTTTATTACTTTATATTCAGGTGATTTACAATTAGTTTACAATATGCCAATGTTAGCTTTTAACAATATGGTAAATAGTGCAACTGATCCTTATGTATTTAATAACCCTGTTATAAACGGTATTACAATTAGTTGGGTAAAATCTTATGTGGTATTGCCTACAGCTTTAGCAACTACAGGAACTGCTTATAGCTTTGGGGTTTATTACAACTTTTAAAGATTAAAAATTATGTCGCAAAAACCACAAATTGTTGGCATAGACGGAATTATGGATTGGTACGATAGATTTAGTACCAGTCCATACTACGCCGTTTATACTTATACAAGTCCGACCAAATTGGAAAAAAATTTCCAATATACAGGTTCGGATAAAGAAGAAGGAAGAATCTTATTGTCAAATACATTGGAAGCAATGCAAATGCAAGAGGATCAAACTTTGTATTGTTTAAAACTATACGACCAAATAAATAAGAAAAACACTATTGATAGCAATTTAGAAAGTATTGCTTCAATAAGGTTTAGAATTACTGAAATCCCTCAATTATCAATGCAACATATTTCAGGAATGGATAGAGGTAATTCAAGACTTGAAAATGCTATGACTAAATTAGCTGAAAGTCAAAATCTTATTTTAAGCAAACTAAGTGCTGATGAATTTGAAGATGAACAACCTAAAGAACAAAATTTATTTTTAAAAATGTTTGAAAATCCTGCTATACAAGGTTTAGCCATTGCAGGAATTAGTAAAATTTTAGGTTTAGGAGAATTAAACGCTACTACAGGTATTGCGGGTATATCAGGATTGAATGAATTAAACGAAGATGAAGTTATTAATATTGTAAACAATTTAATGAGTAAAGGCGTAACAATAGAGCATTTAAGAAAATTGGATCAAATGGAAAATGCAAAATTGCAATCTTTATTATTTATGCTATAACTTTTTTAACCTTTAACAAATGCCTAAAATAGACAAATCAACTCAAAGTATTTTATTAAACGTCGCCTTAATAGGTGGCGGATATTATTTTGTATTACGTCCTTTATTGATTAAATTAGGTGTTTTACAATCTCCTGAACAAATACAACAAACTGCTGAACAAAATCAAAATGTTCAAACATATATTAATAAATCTATAGCCTCTCAAAATCCTACAAAATCTTTAGGAGAATATCAAATTATTGCAAATCAAATATATCAGGATTTAAAATTTGCTTCAATTTCTGACGATAAAAACGACGCTGTATATCAATTATGTAGAGTACAAAATGACGCCGACGTTGCTTTGCTATATAAAAATTTTGGTAATAGACAGGAATATTATTTTGGAATCCCTGTTGAGGGTTTAAAGGATTTACAACAATTTGTAAGTAGTAATTTAAGCGATCAACAAATAAATACAATTAATAAAAATTATTCTAATAAAGGAATAAAATATAAGTTTTAATATGAAAAAATTAGCAAGTATAAAAATATTGGGTTTAGCTGTAGTCGGTTACATACTTTTTTCAGCCTTTAAAAAGAAACCTTTAAAAGGATCAGTACAAATATATAATTACCAGGATAACGCTCCCAGTGGAACAACTCAAGTTTTTTCAAAAATTGGTACTACTGTTTATGACGATAATTTTAGTGTAATATTTAAATATACGGAACCAGGTGCAGGAATGACTTTGACTGGAAATAAAGGTATAGAAATGTTTTCAGTAGTAATAGGGGATAGTTTTATGAATGGAATTTCAGGTTATGTATTTAAAAATGACGTACAAACTTTATAAATAAAAACAATATGAAAAAGAATTGGTTATTAATAGGCGGCGTTGCTGCTGCAGCCTGGTATTTTTTT